GGTGTAAAGATACCTTTATTATTTCCAAAACTTTGTTCTGGGCTTTCTGGTATATATCCAAATTCATTACTCATAATTACACCACCTTATACAATGTAAATGTACCACTAAGCAGATTTGTACCTGTACCCTCAAAAAAATGTAATCCGTCACTTGCACTTGCAACTGTATGAACTATACCACCTTGACTTCCTATATTGTTAGTAGCATAATCCACAACAACTTCCTCTAATGTCATAAAACTATATTCTGAACTTGAATTAAAGTTATAACAATAAAGTATAAAATTTGCACCTTCACCTGTTCCTGTACCTAAAAATTGTGAACTATAAAAAGTAAGATTTACCTGTGCATTATTTGCGAAAGAAGTGTTTGCTTTTAAATTTTTAGTACCAAAATCATAGTTAGCAGTTACATCAGCACTACCACTTTTTGTAATTCTTAATCCCCATTGTTTTATATCTGTTTCAACTCTTAAATTATTTACTGCACACATATAAACATCATCAGTATTTATGCCTGTCAAAGTAACACTTGCAGTTGCACTAGATATTGTTTCTGTTGCTACTTGTACTAAACTCATTAGCTATCAACTCTCAATCCGTAAGTTCTAAATTTTCCACTATCCATATTTCCTGTTTTTGCAGAAAATTGAATACCTGTAATACTTGTAGTACTTTTTTGCACACCAATACTTTTCCAAGTATATGATTGAGGTGTTGATGTTCTGTAAGACATAGTCTGTGAAATATAAAAAGTATAAGATGATGAATTTGTTGGATTGAATATATACATAGTCATTTCCCCTGTATCATTTGTACCTGTACCAATAAAACTAATACTTTCCCACTCTGTCCTGCTTGTTAATCTTTCCTCTGCAACACTAGAACTACTTGGAATATATAAACTTGCATAATCATAGTTAGAAGTTATTTCACTACCACTACTGTTAATTACTCTACCAAATAAATAATCCCCACTACTAGAAGTCATAGCTATGTCTGTTGCCTCTATAACATATATATCAAAATCATCTGTAAATACATCTGTTATATTTAAAGTATTTATTGTTGAAGTAACTTCAGTTTCATTTACTAATCTCAAAACACTCATTTTTGATTAACCCCAAATAATTTAAATTCCCCTAATATTTGACCTGTTGAAAAAGTACTTCTTAACCTAAAGCCGTCAACTGCGCTAGCTTGTGGTAAAACCCCACCGCCAAATCTCATAGCATAAGTAGTTCCAAATTGTCCTGTTCCTATAAATGTAACATAAGTATATTTTGATGAATTTGTTGGGCAATAAATGTAACAGTATGAATTGCTTGAATTAGCAGTTGTGCTGTCTGTATCTGCGCCAACATGTATCCAAGCAGAAGTAGTAGTCTGACCATTACCAAAACTACCACTTGCCCTTCCACTTTGTAGCCCATAATTATACACCCCTGAACTTTCCAAAACCCCACTTTCGTAAAACTGAATACCTGTTGTGTATCCTACTTGATCTGATTGTACATTTTTTGTTTCTAAATAATAAACATCATATCTATCAGTAAAAACTTCAGTAAAATCTATTGCACTTGTCATAGATGAAACTGTTGTAGATGTTATAAATTCTAAGCTACCACCCCAACTACCGTCTTTAGTTAGTTGTAATATATCGCTAGGTGTATATAAACCTGTATTCTTTTTTACATCATTTGGTTGCGTACCTATATAGGACATAAGTTGATCCTATTAAGTTTGTCTTAGAAATGATACATTGTATTCGGCGCTAGACGCTGAAGAGCATAAACCCTGCAACTTATCGCCTGTTTCTAATGTGATCTTGGTTGGTATTTCTATGGTTGTGCCGAACGGAAGTGATACATTATTTAAAATGTGTCTTAGTGTTCCGCCTGATTTAGTTACTGATAGATCAATAGTTACATCTGCACTACTTGAATTAACATTAGAAACTAAAATACCAATTACTGTTTCAGTTGTAGAGCTAGGAACTGCGTCAACAATATCGCCTGCTGAAGTTCCTAATACGCCCTGTACGCTGTGTAAAGTGTCCGCCATATTCTATTCCTTTCCTAGCTTAAAGCTAATACTAATCCTAAACTTACGCCACCTGCTAGGTTAGCTATATCCCCCGCAGTTGTTTTCTTTAAACTATTACTATCATCAGCGTCGCCGATCAGAACAATATCTGCGCTAGCTACTGTAGCTGAAGTCGCTGAATTAGGGGCAATAGCTAAAGTTGAACTGAAAGCGCCACTTGTAGCACTAGTTCCGCCCGAAAGTCCTGAAGTGCCTGCTGTTGTAATAGTTACACCTGTAATATCGCCTTCGCCTATAAAACTAGCCCAAGCAGATCCATTGTAAAATTGAAGTGTGTTACTGTCTTTTAGAAAACAAAACATACCTTCTGCGTCATTAGTTCCTAATGCACTATCTCTAGCTGTTGCGTCTGCGTAAACCTGAATAACTTGATCTTGTATAAATGTTTGAAACTCTGTAGCACTAATTAAATCGCCTGTGCTATAACTTTTCCAACCTGCACCCGCCATATTATATAAACCTTTCTATAACTCTAACTATAAGCGAAACGAGTACCTTCGCCAAGTTTAGCTGTTCCTAATATCCAAGCCGAAGATCCCGCAGGACTAAGAGTAGCAGACCAAGACCAAGATTGCGACGATCCATTTACGGTATGCTGTATGCTTTCGATCAATAATTCGTCTTCTATTGTTGTACCGCTAGGATCTTGGATCTTAACTTTTATACGATCCCCGAACTCACGATCTAAAACCTGTGTCCATAAACCCGTGTTATCTCTAGGATTTACTGTTAATTTATCAACTCTAACTATTGGAAGTGAAGTTTCTGCTATTTTCTGTTCTATGATCGATAAAACATCACTATCAGAAACATTGATCGTACTTTTTGTAGATCCTTTAGCTGTAAATCTAAGAACGCTATCAGCGTCTGAAATATATTGCGTTGATCCGTTTTCTCTTGTCCACTCATAAACATTGATTATCTCATTATCATCAAGAGATAAACTGACATCAGTATAGGGAAGATCAGTACCCGTATTACTAAAAGTACCCTGAACATTTACAGCTTTAGTATTAGATAACCTATAATCACGATTTCTAAAAGTAGCTTTTCCGTCTGCACTAATAAAGAATTGTGCGTTTTCTGCTACTTCTACTTCTCGTAAAGCTGAAAGAATATTATCTGATAACTGTTGTGATTGAACATTGACCGTACCTGTTAAAACATCTCTTCTATTACTAGGAAAACCTACTGCATTTAGGATCCTAGTAACACGATCAGAAGATAATTCTGTAAGATCTTCATAACCTAATCTAGTTGATTGTCCTAATTCACTAAATCCACCACGACCGATACGCCAAGATCTACTGTCTAAAACACCTGATTGAAAGATTTTAAATGCGTCAGTTGCTCTAAAAGTTACGACGCTATCCTGTCCCTGTGCAGTAAAAACTACAGGAATTGTATCTAAAAATCCTTCAAATAAAACATAAGTACTTGAACTATAAGTAGCGCTGATCCTAACTCTTTTAAGTGGCTGTATTTTAGATCTAGAATTAGCGCTGTCATAATAATAAGTAGTCTGACTAGGATTAAACCTATTATCTGTATTTGAAAGCAATATTTGTGCTGATCCTGCACCAAACTGACCTAGTTCATTTACTCTTCCCCTGTTAGTTGTAAACTGTCTTACATATTGACTTACATCTGTAAAGGATTGACTTTCATCAAAAGGATCACTATCAAATCCGATTTCTACGGTTATATCGACATTACTATCAAAAGCTACTGACATTAGACAATCGAAAGTCCGCGCTGTTGTGCTTTTGTTATTGCAGTAGCAACAGCATTTTCTACATCTTGTTCAGTTCCAAGTACTGCACCTGTTGTAACATTAATACTTACTGATCCGCTAGTTGCTAACATAGATCCTGCAAAACCACCTACACCGCCACTACTTACAAAAGGTGTTTCGTCTTTTAATGCACCTGTAGGATCGAAGGCTTTTTGAGCGGGAACAGTACCACCTGTAGTTCCAAGATCTACGGGTTTTCCTGATAAAGCAAATATTTCGCCAAATTTATTCATAACACGATCTAGATCGCCTGTAACTTTGTCAGCCATAAGTCCTACTAATTGTTCAAAAGTTCCTAAAGCGCTTGCGTCTGCTAATGCTTTATCTAGTTCAGCTTTAGCAATCGCCATTTCTAATAAGTTTTCTGTACTGTCGTCAGTTGCTTTAGCTAATTCTTCTTTAGCAGTTCTATAATCATCAGTAGCTTTTTCAACTGCTTTTGTAGCTCTTTCGACATCTTCCTGCGCTCTGATCAGATCTTGTTCTGCTTGCTCTTCTTCTCTAGTAGCTGAAGTGCTAGCTAATGTTATTTCTTCTAGTCTTCTTTTAGCTAGTTCTAGTTCTTTATTCTGTAGCGTAGATCTTTCTTCTATATCTGATAATCTTTGTACCGCGTCAGCTTGTCTTAGGATCGCGATTTCTTCTTCTAATGTAACTTGTTTACTTAGTTCTTTTTGTCTATTTAATTCCTGTTCAGCTAACTCAACTGCTTTAATTGCTTTTTCTTGATCAGTTTGGGCGTCTTCTAAACTATCTAATCTATCTTGTTCTTCTGTTTCTAGATCTATGATGTTTTGTTTTATATCTTCGATCTTTTGATATGCTTTAAGCACTTTGTTTAATGCGCTTAAACCTTTTTCGTTTCTTAATGCAACTAATTCTTCTTCTGCGTCGTTTAGATCTTCTGTAACTTCTGTAGCTGTTTCTATTGTGTGATTTAATCTATCTTGTTCTATTTCGTATCTATGAGCATTGTTGATCTGATCTCTTTGGATCGCGTTAGCTCTTTCTATTTCAGAAGAAAGATAAGAAGTATTACTTGCGTAATTTTCTAAAAGATTGGCGTTTTGTTGTGATCTTAGGATCTCTTCTAATCTTTCTTGTTGCTCTACAAAGTTAACTACAGGGGATCCACCACCCATAGCACCTGCGAAAGCACCACTTAACATCGCTATTGCTTGTGCTTGTTCTTCAATACTCTTTACAGGTGCGTCGCCTTTAAGTCTTAAAATTACTTCATCTAGAAATCTATTACCTAATCCGATTGCGTCTTCTAATGCAGGTGCAAACTTATCAGCTAGTATTAATCCTATTTCTGCAAACTTGTCGCCTGCTAGTCCAACTTGTTGTGATAAAGATGTGATCTGTTTATCTGCAACTTCTTGAGTTGTTCCCCCGCTATCTCTAAGAGCGCTTTCATATTCTCTGATCTTATCTGTTGATCCTGATAAGATCTTAACCGCGTCAGCCACACCACGATTAAGACCTAACTGATCTAATGTACTTGCTTTAAGTTCATCGGACATAGGTTTAAGTACACGATCAAGCTCTTCAACTATGTCAGCAACATTTCTCATATTGCCTTCAGCGTCAAACATTTCTAGTCCAAGTTTCCTAAACTCTTCCCCGTTCTTCGCTGTAGCTCTTGGAATATCTCTTAAAACCTGATTTAACTTCTCGCCACCTTCGGCACCTTTAACACCTGCGTCTGCAAAGACAGCAAGAACAGCGACGCCTTCTTCAATATCTTTATTAACAACCTTTAACGCGGATCCTGCTTTAGATGTAAGAGCCTCAGAAAATTGCTGAACACTTGCGTTAGCTAAGGTGTTAGCTTTGACTAATACATCAGTTACCCTAGTTAAGTTCTCTAAGTTTTGTTGTGCGTCATTAACAGTAAGACCTAATGCGGATTGTGCGTCAGTAGCCAAGTCAGTAGCAGTAGCCATATCGAACATACCTGCTTGGGCAAACTTAGCAACTTGGGGAAGTGCTTGGATCTGTTGTTCTGCGTCTAAACCTGCGGACGCTAGAAAGAAAAAGCTCTCTGCTGATTGTTGAGCTGAAAAGGAAGTAGTAATCGCAACTTCTCTAGCAGTTTGTTCCATACGGCGTTGCTGTTCTTCAGTAGCGTTCATGATCGCTAATGATTGTGTCATAGCGTCATCAAATTCCATGAATTGTTTAGTCGCGCTCGATAGAGCTTTCGCCATAGCTACTGCGCCTGCAACAGCAGTAACGCCCATAGCTTTTCCGAATTTACCTAAACCCTTAGAAGATTTATCGCCCGACTTACCGATCCCGTCTAATTGTCTTTTAGCTAGATCAGCACCCTTAGTTATTATGTTTAAAACTATATTTGATACAGCCATTTATCGTCTGTTCCTTTTCTTCTTCATTTCTGCGTCTGCGAGTGCTTGGGCTTTATCGCGGGCTTTCTTTTCCCATAAATAGAAATAAGCCCACTCATTAAATTCCTTAGCACTCATCTTACTATGCAACTCGCCTACCGTCATGCTTAGATCACGGGCTAAACGAAAAGAAAAGGCTAGATCGGTATCTAGATCAAAACTGATCGGCGTCTTCCGCCGTACCCCCTAAGCCATTTAAATTGTTGATTTCTACAAAGATCTGATCGACTATCTTGCTATCTTTCTCGTAAAGACTATCTATTAGATCATCATCTAATTCAGGATCTACTACGCACTCTTTTAAAAGATGTATTTGATATTCAAAAGCGTCTAATTCAGTATCTTTGAGCAATCGACCAAGTTTAACAGCCATACCTTTTGACATACCTTTAATCTTGATCGAAAAGCCCCACTCATCAATATTTATTATTTTTTCAGGCACATCAGGAAGACCTAAGATGTCTTCTCGACTTAGCCTTTTAAGATTTTCACTCATTGTGCGTCCTATCTATTTATTTAGTGTGTACCTCTAGTAACCGCGTCAGAAACTTGTAGATCTGCTGAATAAGCAACCACATCGCCGACAGGGCTAGAAATAGCATAGTTTGTTAATATTGTTTCGCCTGTGTATTTAACTTTTCCTGATCCTGTTCCTTCAGGGGAATATTCAAAACTTAATGTAGCAGATTGTCCTAATACAGCGCCGAATATTGCGTCTGCTGTACTATCCCAAAGACCGCCTAATGAAATAGTCGCGTCTTTCAATCCAACAATATAAGTTTTATTGTCCTTCCCAAGTACTGTTGTTTCTGCAACATCAGCAGTTTCAGGAAAGTCCACATTATTTACATAAGCCGATATATCTGTAAGTGATCCACCTGAGTTATCAAGTTTAAATACACTATCTTTTCCATGAACAAAAGCCATTTTTTATCTATATCCTTTCTTAATTGTTTCTTCCAAAGCCAATTATAACAGCGAAACTTGGTGTAGATCCGCCTACTGTATATTCGACTTTTAGATATCTATTTACTGTAGTACCTTTCGCAACCGCTTTAACTTCGCTAGTTGCTGAAGTTGCTTGGGTAAATGTTACTAGATCAGCGTAAGTACTGTTATCAGCACTATGAGTGATCTTAGCGTCTAAAGTTGGGCTAGTTCCACTAGCAGAAGTAACGATAATAAAAGCGCCACCCCCGTTAGCTGTACTTGCTGAATTATCTCTAGCTGTTCCTGATCCTGTAGCTGTAACAGTTGCATTTTCAAGAACAGTACCATTAAAGATACCTTCATCAGATTGAAAGTCAGCACTAAAAGCAACGATATCGCCTACAGGACTTGAAATCCCATAATTAGTAAAGTTACCTTTTCCAAAACTTACACTATCAGTAGCGTCAACACCGTCAATCCCCATGACTAATTCTTGACCACCTGTGCCGAGATTAGTTGCAATAGGACTATCTGCTGTAGCGTCGAAAAATCCTGCAACTGTTATAGTGCCGTCTTTTCCGCCTGCTATGTATGTTTTAGCTGATTTTCCAAAAGTTGTACTTTCTGCGATGTCTGCTGATCTTGTAGCGTCAGCATTGTTTAAATAGCTAGAAAGATCGGTGCTGTTCAAAAATACTTTAGTGTCCTTACCGTGTTTAAACGCCATTACTGACCGCCTTTACAAGTGTCGGGACAACTTCCACAACAATTCATTATTTCTTCCTTCTTCCTGATCCTGATCTTCGTCTTCTTCTTCTAGTTCCTGATCCTGATCCTGATCCGTATCTTCCGTAACCCATTATATTATTCTTCTTCCTTATTATTCAACTCTTGCATTTTTTGTTCTTGATATTCTTTAGCATTTACTTTGATAACAAGTCCCTGATCTAATAACCACTTAGCAGGTTTTTTATCAATGCTTTCGCCTGCTTGGATCTCTTTATCTTTAATTTTTAAATTTACTGTAGCTATATACATACTTCTATCCTATCACTTCTACTACAAATTCCACGCCAAGTAAGTCAGTATTATTTAACTCGAAGGCGCCGTAATCTCTTACTTCTGTAACTCTAACAGAAGACGCGACACCACCCAAAGTTAGATCGCTTTCTATTGCAGACTTCATAGAGTTGGATCCTGAAGTCTTGATAAACTGATCTAAAGTTTCTTGGCTGTCCTGACCGTCAACATTAGCGACATAAAGCCTTACAGGGATCAAGTATTTATCTGATCCCCTAGCCATAGTAGTATCATATTCTAAGGTATCAAGCACCCCAACTATTGCTATAGGTGGCTCGGCTCGGTGGGGGACATAAGCGTAAACATCAACGATCGTGATGTTATTCGATATGTTCGTTGCTATTCCTGATCTGATCTGTGTCAAAGTCGCCATGACTTGATAATAGCATAGATCTAGGATCCTTAACAGGCTCACGCAGATAAGTATTATTTTCTAAGTCTGCGCCTGAAGGAAATCCTTCATTGATACTGTCGTATCTATATCGAGTGTTCACATCTTTTTTGATCCATGACTTTAGATCTTCGGACAATCCGCCCTGAAGGAAAGTCTGAAGATCTAATAGTCTGCGTTTCAATTCCATAATATTATTCTACTTCTTGAAATTCTAGTGTGATATTAGGCATTAAGGTTAATTGTAGTAAACCTGTTTTGTCTGATACTTCAAGATAGTAATCCTGTTTGATAGTTGGCGTTAGCTTACCTTCTTTCAGGATCTCTTCTTGTAGCTGATCTTGTTCTTTTACAGCTAGTTCTAGATCATCTCTTATGATCTTGTGTACCTGATCTAACTTACCTTTCTCAACATCATAAGTTCCAACAACGCTTATGGATCCTATGACTTTGTAATTTTCTGACATTTATATCGTTCCCCTTTCTTTCATGTCTTTTATTAATTTTTCATTGAAGTCGGGTGCTTGGCTATCTAAAAACCAATCGCCTTCTTCAACGAACTTATCGTATTCTTCCTTACTCATAGTTTCTTTATCCATTTATAGTTCCCCTTTCAAGTTTGGATAATTTAGATCTATCTCTTTAAGATCTAAAGTTTGTCTGATCTGATCGATCTGATCATGACTTGTAATGTCATGAGCGATGATCTGCTTTATATTTTCTATTGGTGTCATATTCCCTTTCTGTTTTCTTTGGCGGGGGGATCAGCCCCGCCATTTTTTTATGATCTACAGTTTGTACGGCACGGATCTTACGACAACCCTTTCGGCTGACGGAAGATCTAGTGAGTTGTAAAATACTGTTTGACAACCGTTCCCGTGATCTGCGAAACGCTTTACGCTACACGGTTTACAAGTTGTAATACGAAGTCTTGTTTTTGTAGTAAAAACAGAAACTTCGCAAGTAGATTTAGTTTCGCCACTAGGACAATGAGTTTTACGCTCACGCTTAGCAGGAACTTCAGCAGGTATAGTCAACGCCTGTCGCATAGCTCTAGGAATTGTACTGCTGAAACTACAAGTACAAGATCTACAATGTACCCCCACAACACCCCCTTTCAAAGTGTTAGATTTAGAAGTTGTTATTGTCATTACTTAGATAGTCTTTCTATTTGCATGTACAGCACATCTCTTTCGTTAGAAAGATTGTTTAGGTGCTTAAATAAATTCTTATAAAGATCTGAATTTTCTTGCCCCTTACTTCTAAGATACATCATACCTTCGATAGCGTGCTTTGCGTCGTTCTCTTTGCTTTGATATTCTTTTTCTAGTTTTTGTAATTCGTTCATTTTTGTTTCCTTTCAATTTGTTC